ATCTCGTTGAGCACCCGCCGCGCCGCCTCGAGCACGGCAGCTTTGTTTTTCGGCGAGAAGACCACCCAAGGCTCGATCTTCTGGTTGACCCACGCCTTGATCCGGTCCTTGCGGGTCGAGAGGCCCGCCCGCGCGCGGTTCTCGCTGACCGTCCGGACCATGAAGTTGCGAAGCATATCGCCGGTCAGCGTCAGGTTCCGGCGATTGCCCTTGCCGAGCCGGGTCTTGCGAATGGCGTAGCGCTTGGTGAGCGGTTTGGCCGGCGCGTCCGACGGCCCGAGCGCGGCGCCCACGCGATTCTTCACTGCCGCCACACCGACGTTGCCGACCTTGAACATCTGGTGCTGCTTGAAGTTCAGCCGGTCGAGCCGCAATTGTTTTTTCTGATAGACGCGAACACTGGGCATGAATCTGTCCCAAAGACTTCCGCGCAATTGCACGGAGGTCCGGAGACGACCTCCGCCAGATCTGGCGGAAGTGGGGACTTCCGGAAGATTTTCCGGAAGTTCGTGGGCCGACTTGTGGAAGATCTTCCACAAGTCAGCCGGTCTTGCGGAGCCGGAGCACGGCGGCGCCCTCGGCATCGGCCTCGATGTCGAAGACCTTGTACCGGGCGCCGCCAATGTCGACCTCATCCCCGCGCACGGGCGCCGCAGGCAAGTCGGCCAGTCTTACGAACAGCACGGCATAGACGCCGGGCGAGGCATCCTCGGCCTCCTGCGTCGGTTGAAACACAGCGAGAACGGTGGCTTGCCCGCCAGCCTGCGGCAGATACGTCACGTCCCTACCGAAGACTCGCAGGCAAGCCTCGTCCATTCGGCTGACCGCGCCGTTGAACGCCATCAGGAGGTGAAGGCGCCGTTGAGCCGGACTCGCCCCGTGGCGTCGCCATCGGCCGCAGCCCGCGCGGCCACGCCGATCAGCTTGTTGCCCGTCGAGGTCTTGGTAATGCGCTTGTTGGTGTCGTCCCAGTAGACCAGCGCGCCCTGGGAGAAGCCCGTGCCCGCACCCGTTTCGCGTACCAGGTCGAACACACCCGCCACCTGGAACTCGCCTTCTTCGCCGCTGGCGTAATCGTTCGACGCCACGCCAAAAATCGAACCAACCAGCGCGCCGCCGCCCGAGCTCACCGCGTAAGGCGCGGTGAGCGTCAGGGTTTCACCTTTCTGCACGTAGTTCTTCATCGTTCAGTCCTCCTGCTCAAGCGCCCGCGTTCTTCTGCATGCCGCGCCAGTCGATGGCCTTGGCCCCGAAATCGAGGCGGGCTTTGATCTCGACACCGTCCACGTCGAAGCCCTGGCGCGTTTCGATGTACACGCCGTCCTGGCCTTCGAGGTAGGCGTACTCGATCGTGTCGATCTGATCGGGCGAGGCGAACAGGTACCAGGCCGTGGCGCTCACCGCGTCGAGGCGCGGCTCGGCGATCGGCGTCAGCGCTCGGATGTAGTCCGGCACCACGTTGGCCGACTGCGCCGGCGCGAGATTCGACGCCACTAACTGGAACGCGGTGAGCTGCAAGGCCACCGGCACGGCCAGATAGCGCGGCTGCACGTTCAGCACCGTAACGCCATCGAGACCCTTCTGCTTGGCCATCGCGGCCATGCCAGCACCAAGGCCCGCCAGCGCCAGCGCGCTCCCCGCACCTGAGTTCAGGTTCGCGTGATTGGCATGGAACAACGCCACGCCGTCACCCATGTTCGGGTTCGAGGTGATGATCCCCCAGACCGTATCGCTTTCAAGCGTTGCCGCGGCCACGCCGAAGCCGGCCGGAATGCGCGTGAACGCGCCCAGGTCGTCGTTGATGATCACCTGCCGGGTGATCGAGACGATGCGGCCGTAGGTGGCGAGTTTGTAAGTCTCCTTCGATTCGCCGATCGAGCCGTGGGTGAACTCGCCCTTCTCGTTCACCTTCATGAGGCTCGGCGCTTCACCCAGTTGCACGGCGTTGATGTTTTTGAAGTCCACCGCCGAGCGCCGCCGGGAGAACGGCAGGAACGTGCGCGGGTAGGCGTCGTAGGCCTGGCGCAAGGTCTTGTTGGCGACGTCGGCGAGGATGTACGGGAAGTCCGAGGTCGACAGCGCCAGCTTGGCGATCTCGTGCCGCGGCATGCGGCGCGTGCGCGTGCCGGAGGCCTCCAGGCATTCGCGCGCCAGGTCGAGCAGCGTCTGCCCCGCCCAATCGCGGCCGAGGTCGTCCTTCAGCGGAAACAGCGCCGGATCATAGCGGTGCAAGAGCGCCGCCGTGATTCCCGCGCGGCGCGTGTCGGCTTCATCACGCGTGACCACGGCGGTTGCGCTGCGGATCGGCGCCCGCTCGTCCTCTTCCGCCCGCTTGTCAAGCGCCAGCTTGCGGAAGTCCTCGATCGACGTGCCGGCCTCGACATGCTGGGCGACCAACTGCGCATCGAGGCCCAGCGTGCGGCCGACCTTTTCGATTTCCCGGATGCGCGAGCGTTCGGCCAGTGCGGCGGCCTGGCGCTCGGCATCGAGGTTGATGGTGAGTTCGTCACGGGCCTCTTCGCCCGTGGCGGTAGTGATGGTTTCTTCCATCTTCTGCTCCTGTGGGCCAGTTGCCCGTTCGAACTTGAATCCCGCGCCCGGATCGGCGCCAATGGGGACGAGCGAAACCTCCTCGGGCTCCCAATCGGTCACCAGCACCTGGCGCATCGCCGCGCCCTGCGGCGTCACGTCCTCGACGGCGTGAATGGCCACTCCCATCGAGGCGTTGCGGAGAATGCCGTCCTGGACGTCCTGCCAGATCGGATCGACATCGGCGCGCTTGGAGAATCGCACCGTCGCCTTGCCTTGGCCGTTCTCGATCCAGGCCTTGGTGATGACGCCGATCACATCGTCCACCGTGAAGTCCCGATGTGAGTTCAGCAGCGGCGCCGAACCGCTCGCCAGGCGGGCCATGCGTACCGCGCCCGGCTCCATCGAGAAGCGCATCTCGTAGGGGCCGCGCGCATCGTAGCGGCGCACGGCCGCGCCGGTGTACCAAGTGAGCGTCGCCGTGCGGCCGTCGCGGTCGGCTGGAGCGAGCGCCTCAAACTGCGCTTCCAGCCGCTCTCTCGTTGGGGTCATTCTGAAGCTCCTTCTGTTGCGCGCCGGATTGGGTGACGCGACGTGGGTCGCAGTCGAGCACGATGCCGCGCTCGTCGAGCATCCGGTTGATCTCGGCGATTTGCTCGAGCTGCGCATCGGGGTCGTAGCCTTGCTCAGCGATGGCCTGCCGCAGCGTGAGCGTTCCCGTGCGCAGGCGGTTCAGCGTGGCCACCGAGTCTTTGTACGGATCGACGCTGCCGAAGCCGGGCGGGGTCCACTCGGCGCGCACTGGTCCCGGTTCCGGAATCGCGCCGGCGGCATAGGCGACCGCCAGGAACCGCTCCCATACCGGCGTGCAGAACATCGGGATGAAGGTCAGCCAGCGGAATCCTTCGATGCCGTTGCGGAAGCTGAGCAGCCCTGCGCGATAGCTCGAGTAGTTCACGCGCGAGAGGTCGCCCGTCAACTGTTCATAGGTGAGCTGCAAGCCCGTGGCAATTTGAGCTTGCTTAGCGGCGACGTAATCGCGGTATCCAGCGGAAGTCGAAGGCGAAGCGAACGTGATCTCTTCCCCTGGCTTCAAGTACTCGATCATGCCCGGCTCGAAGCTTTCGACTCGCTTGCCCGTCGCGGGGTCCGGCGCCGCCGGCGCGATCGGCGGACCTTCGGGGCCCTGCGGTTGTGTCACGAACGCCGCAAAGCAGGCCTCGATCTTCTTGCGGACCAGTTCGGCTTCTTCGTACTCGTCGAGGTCGCGCAGCGTGACCACCACGGGCGCGAGCCACGGCACGCCGCGGACCTGACCGGGACGGTCCTTGCGGTAGATGTGCAGGACCTCGCTGGCCGGCACGCGGACGGATTGCAGCGACGCCCCGCCGCGCACGCCCGTCTGCACGATGTCGCCCGGATGCTGGCCGTAGAGCCAGTAGAAGATCCGCCGGCCGACGAGGTCGAACTCGACGCCCTGGACGCTGTAGCCGGTGGCGGTCTTCTGAGTTTTCGTGTGATCGAGGTAATCCGGCTCGAGCACCTGGAGCTGCAAAGGAACCCTATAGCCGTCGCTTTCGCGCCGCTGCCGGAAGCGCACCAGGCATTCGCCGCTCTCG